GTAAAAGTGTTCATTGCAGCTGCTGAGGTAGCATCCAGAGCCGTAGAAGACAAACCACCAGCATAGCCAGTGGGTACAACTGCACCTGCACCACGGTAGGTGAGAGCGGTCTCAGACTCAATGAAACGAACATCACCCATTGCACCAACTTCGCCTTCAGCCAAGTTAGAAGCACCAGAGTACTTGTACGCAGGGATGTAAGCGAATTCGGTAGTACCGTTTTCACTAACACTGCCACGAACAACGTTTTCCAGGTCAAACTTCACTTCTGGACCGACAATAGCGTAAAACGCCTTGTTGACGGTTCGAGTGTCGATTTTCGTGGAACCTGTGACGATGCTGGTGTTCTTTTCAGCACGGTTACGGACCAGCTTACGGACACCCTTACGGATGAGATCGTAGTTGATTTGTGCCAGGGAATCTTCGCTGTCATCAGTTGCAGTGATTTCATCACCAACAGTAGGTAGAGAAGTACTAAGTCCGGCGTACATCACAGTGGTAGTAGCCAGCATGTCCAACTGAATCAGGTCTTCAGAACGCTGATTAGCAAGTTTGCCGAGCTCTTCACGGTAATGAACCTGAACCATATCTTCAGCGAACATTTCAACTTCGTCGGTGTAATCGATCATTTCACCGTAGCGGGAGAACGTAGTATCAATCGTGACTTTCTTGATTGAACGCTTGTTCGTTGCGCCAGAACCTTCGAGCAGTGCTGCACCAGTACCGTCAGTAGCATTCAGACCTTCAGAAACATCAGCGATGTTACGTGCAGTCAGATAGCCTTTGGCAGCAAAATCACCGTCAGTGACTTCACGATCATAGATGTGCAGCCATTTGGAGACCTTGTACGTCATGCCACGCTTGAGAGGCATAGAACGGCGGTCAGCAAACTGTGCGTACACAGCTTGTGCGTTAGCGGCTTTTACACCAGCTTTGTCGTAATAGTGGATAATGGTGTTCTGTCCGTGGGTACTTGCACCGGTAGGACCACCGTAAACATTGTCAGCCATGGTTTAATTCCTCAGTTTTTCGACATCAGTTTTTTGTACCAATCGTCGAATTGCTCATCATTGTCATCTTCAAGGTAATCCGTAACGCCCTTACTATCAGCGCGTGTCCGAGTCGATGCAGCTGCACGTTTTCTTTGAGCTTCTGATGATGCCTGACCAGAACTGTCCACCATTTCTTGTGTCGCTTTGTTAGCTTTGTCGACAGAACTCTTTGCAGAGTTTTCCGCCTCACTAACTTGCTGACCTGCAAGCATGTAGTATTCAATGTCTGACTTGGAATTTCCATCTAGCACTTTCATTTTTGCTGCTACGGGTGTAACTCTATCGTACAAGCCGCTCTTAATATCGTTGTGAAGTCCTGAAATCATATCAGGATTTTTCGCAAACTCACTTCGAGAAGCTGTGTCCCATCTGTTCTGTATAACATCTACTGTTGTCGTGTACTCAGGGTCAGAGCTGATCTGGCTAGTTACTTCCTCGATCCTCTGCTGATATTCGGACTTGCCATACTGAGTAGGACTGTAGCTGTCTGCTTCAGCATCCCCGTCAATATCTAATGGGTCAATATTGTGGGTTTTCATCAAGTTCTGAATTGCGTCTTTATTGCCTTTTAAGGCATCAATCGCAGTATTGAATTGGCTTTCAGTGATTCCTTCCTCTTCCATTGCAGAGATCATTTTCCGATACGGAGCGATCTTTTGCATTTTCTGAGTGTAGTTCATCGCTTTGCCAAATACGGTTCCGAACTGGTCGAAAATCTCGTCTTCGGTAAACTCGTACTCTTTGCCATCAGCAGTGTACTTTCGTACACCTGCTTTGACGGCTTTATCTTTTGACTCTACATCCGGATCTTTGTCTTCATCAATACTTTCCGGATCTAGCTCGTTTCCGTTATCGTCGAAAACTTTTGTATCTTCTGAAGATTTTTTGTCGGCTTCACCGGTATTTTCCGGTTCAGCTTTTTTGTCGTCGTCTTCTGTTTTTTCGGATTCACCAGGCTCTGGGATTTCGTCAGTCAGTTCACTGACAGACGAATCCTCTACACCAGTTTCCCGCATAGACTCCTGCAGGTTTTCCATGTTCTCTTCAGTACTGTCTTTAGAACTGCGACGAATATCGTAGATGGCTTCAATAGGATCTTTGTCGTCATTGAAAACATCTTCTTCAGTGATATCTGACTGAGCCATTAATGAGCTCCATTTACAGATTCTTCTTGTGCAGCAAATTCAGCTTCTTCGTCGTCGCTGAGAATTGGTTCTGCTGCAGCTTGGTGCATTTGATCAATGGTCATAAAGAAGAACTGTAGATTACTAATAGCAACCAGGTCCTCCATGATATCACCACGCTCACCACGCTTTTTGATTACAGGCAAAGACAAAAGACTTACAGAGTCTGCAGCTTTGTCTCTAAAATAACCGTCAAGAATAACTTTCTTAAAATCTGCGTTATTACGCAAACGGTCAAGAGCTTGTCCCATATCAACGTAATGCTCAATTTCAGTTGTTTCTAATTCTACGCTTTCGTTCTGGTTGCTCATTTATGAGTCCTGTTAATTTTTGGTGTTAATAAATTTTTCATCGAGATTGATGTTATAGCATCTATTACTCTTTGGTCAATTGTTTTACTAGTTCTACTTCTCTTTTAGAAGCACGATCAGATTCTTTTGACATCATACTGCTGCTGCGATCATGGTCTTTTTTCTGCATATCTTCCTGGAAAGTTTTGCCTTCAGCTGTGCGTGTAAAGTCCAAATCTTTAAGATCTGTATCAGATTGAATGTTTCCAGCTTTAGCTTGATCAAGCATTGCTTTGGCTGTTTTAACCTGAATGTCTACAACATTTTCTTTAGCCCGTGAATTGCGTTCTTCTATTTCAGACATAAGCTTCTGCATTTCCAGCTCTTTCATCTTCTCAATATATGGATCAGGTTGTGGCTGATATTCTTCAATCATCTTGGCCAGGTCAGGCATTTTATGCAGCTTGGAAATCTGAGACATAAGAAGATTCTTCATGCCTGTATCCATTCCTTGTCCCAATGTTTGAAGTAAGAAAGAAAGCTTTTCTCCTTTTGCTGAGTTGTCTTCAGCTGTGCTTACTTCAATCTCAATATCTACCAAGCCCTTGAGATCATCACGCTTGATCGGTACGAATTCTTCATTCGTCATCCGGACAACTTCTTCTTCTTTCAAAAACTCAGAGTTGTACTCCATCCATTTCCGCATCAGAGGCTTGATTAGGTTCTCAGCTATGCTTCTAACGATATCCAAACGCCTGACGGATACTGCATCTAGGGCTCCCCGGGCTGATGTAGCAGTGCTTCCCAATCCTGACCCATTAATGCCACCACTGAAAGCTTTAACGCCCAGCATGCTCTCAGACTCGTTGTTGACCATCTCAAGAACACTGAAAACACTATTTGGTATTGGGTTGTAGCTGCCTTCGTAAAAATCTTTTTCAGTGCCGTTGTACTCAAAGTTGCTGCCATTGAGGAACCGCTTCATGTTTCGTGTATCCAGAGCACCTTTACGAACGCCCTTTTGAGCGTTGTTAGATCCTGCCATGTTATCCAGGATTCCACGCTTAATCGCTGTAGTGATCTTTTGGTTATCGCTTACAAGCTCTACGCTGGCTTCACCATGAATCTTGAAAGGTGTTGGGTTGTTTTTGAGCAGCAAGAAGGGAAGTCCCTGCCCGGGCAAAGGGTTAGATTCCAGTTGAATAAGCGTATCTCCAACCCATGTTGCTACGACTGGTTCAGCAATACCCGTGTTTTCAATATCGTAAACACCCCAGTACTCATAGACGAGAATCTTCTTCCTGGCAACATCCTGAAATTTGAATTCTGACTCATCTTCAGGGTCATAATCTGGACTTTCACCTTCCAGCATAGTGACAGCCAACTTCTTCAAGTTTTTGTACTTGCCACTCTTACGGAGCGTACTCATGTCCGATTCGTACCGGTGACAGACAAAGTTTGCCTTACTCAAATCACCAAAGCATGTAGGATCAATGTAGATGTCTTCCATCCGACAAACAGTTGCATCAGGTTGGTTAACCAAAATTTTGATCTGCTCTATTTCTTCTTCACCTACCTGCTCCGGCATACCATTTACTAAACCCATAATAGGCATCGTAATTTTTTCTTTCTTGTCTTCGTAGTTCCAACCTGTTTTAACGACTACTGTTCCCTCTGCGTAATAGAGCTTTATTACATCAGTAATGAACTGGTACCGGTTAAACTGTCTTGCAAACTGGTTATTAAGAATAATCTGATTTTGCTCAGCAGCTTCACGGTCTTCAAACGTTACTGGGTTGCACTTAACGATGTCAGTAGTAGACACAAAAGGGTCTTTTACGCTTGCATGCTGCCATTCGTCTTGACGCTTAATGTCTCGTGAAACCAGGCTTGATTTACCTTTCTGCTCATTGCCATAAGGCTCACCGTTGTATTCCTGCCTCCATCTTTCAATGTTGGCTACGATCTCAAGACGCAAATTGTTAGCAGCGTCAACATCAGTTTTGAATGCTCTCAAAAGATCTTTTTTGCTCAATTTTTTAGGTTCGTCATTCATTACTGAGCCCTATAAATTATCATGTACTTCGAATTTACCAACAGACGAATACCCATCCCAACCAGCAAAAATAACTTTGCCCTGAATGTAGTATGTGCCTTCTATATTGATGTCACCATCAATAGTAAGCATGAGCATTTTACCGTCAGTTCCGTTGGTAGAAATAATACCGGTTCTTGATACTGTAGTGTTGTCTGGACGCTTTAACCGTATTGACAAAGTTGAAGCAGAAGAGAGATCTACAGGTGCATCGGCATTAGCTGCATTGTCGAATTCTACTATCAATACTTCTATCTTTGCCCCGATTGCACCTACTTGTAAGCTTTCTTCTCTCATTTTTTAGTCCAAGTTCAGAGTGGAACTTACTTTTCTGCTTTGATACAACGTATGGTTTATTTCTCTGTCAGTATTTAAGTTTATTTGAATTTTTCTGTAACTGTTCAAATTTACTTGAATTCTGTTATCGATATTAAGATTTACTTGAATTTTTTTATTGATATTCAGTTTTGATTGAACATCTATTTTTTGTATGTTTCCTACTATACCGGAAAAGGTAGTTCCGGTAACTGCTTCAATGCTGTCAGATTCTAGTATGAAAACCTTTTTCAGAATACCTGTGCTAATAACCGGAGTACAAGTTACTCCTTGAGACTGCAGCGAATGAACTTGTGCCAATTCCGGTGTTGATACTTTGCTCCAGGAATCTACGTCATACGCTAACAAATAATCCTTATCTATAAAAGTTGGTTCTGTAAGCTTTGAGTCAGAATCCAAGCTGGTTGCTGAAAGTGAGTGAACTTGTGATAGCACTGTTTCTGAAGTAGTGCTTACAGATTCAATATACTCTGAGATTATTGCGTCAGGGCCTTCTTCTACCAGTGAGGCATTTGTGACTGTGGCAAAAGATTCCAAACT